AAGAACTTTTAAAAATATATTCACCAGAAAAAATGATTTTATTATCACATACGAATGTAGCTGCTGATGAAATTAGAGAAGCTATAGAAGATTTACAACAGATAAAAGATATGAAGTTAGAAGAAGATTTTTTTGAAAATAGAATCTGTACAATACATAAGTATTGTCAAAGTAAATTAATTAAGAAATCTTTGTTTAAAGATGAAGATCATGCAAATCTTTGTAGAATGCATAAAGAATTTAGATACCATGATGTAAAAGAAAATGTTTCTGAAGACCATGACTTTTATAAATTTGTTAAAGGTGCGATTGGAAGAGGACTTACCACTAAAGAATATTATCTTATCTTAAAAGAAAAAGGCGAATTAAAAACTTACAAAGATTTAAAAATGATTAATGATATGATTGAGTGGGCTACAGAATATAAAAGAAATGAACAAGTCAGAGCTTATGAAGATATGATTCAAGAGTTCAACAATCCAAATGTTAAAATACCAGACATAGATGTTTTAATAGTTGACGAAGCACAAGATAGTAACGTTCCACAAAGAAAAGCTTTAGAAAAAATTGCAACTAATGCGGAAGAATTTATTATGGTAGGAGACCCAGATCAAACTATTTTTGAATGGGCTGGAGCTGACGCAGATTATTTTCATACAATTTCTAAAGACGCCGAGCAATTAGAACAAGGACTTAGATGTGGAAAAACTATAAATGAATTATGTAAAAAAATTATAGCACCTATCTGGCAAGAATATGAGTACAATAGAATATGGAAACCTGCAAAAGATATAATAGGTCATCATTATCATTTGCCTGATTATATAACAGACTGTTCTCATATGAGAGTGCTATTAGATAAAATAAAAAATACAAAAGAAAGTTTTTTATTTACATTTAGAGGCAACCCTTCACACAAATGGGCAAGAGCTTTTTTATTACGAAACGGAATTAATTTTTGCGCAGTAGGAAATGATCCGTTTGTTTCTAAAAAACAATTTGAATGTCATAAGAACTGGCCAGAGTTTGTAAAAGGTAAACCAGTATCACTACAACAAATAAAATATTTTTGGGAGTATATGGGTATGCAAACTATCGTAAGAGGTAAAGGAAAAGAAACATTTAAAGAATGGATTGATAAAGAATATACAATTCAAGAGATGATTGACAAAGGTTATTTATATGAAAAAAGCCTTGAGTTTATTGACTTTTTGGACACTCGAATAAAAAGTAAAATAAATGAAGAGCAAGTTAGATTTATTAGGCAACTAATTAGAGATGGTGTTGACGTAGAGGAAGTAAGTCGAGTTCAGTATGGAAACATACACAAAGTAAAAGGTATGACATTTGATAATGTTATTGTTGATTTAACTGCAACAAGAAGAGAAGATTATTTTACACAACTTCGTTTGAAGTACGTAGGTTACAGTCGAGGAAGAATTGATTGTTGGACCATCGCATCACAAAAACAATACACACTAGGAGTTAGACAATGAGTAAAGTATGGGATAAGCAGCACGGGGGGAGTCACTATCAAAAGTATAAGATTCAGCCAAGTAAGTTTGTGGTTGAGAATAAACTTTTATATCCAGAGGGATGTGCTATAAAATATATTATAAGGCATCAAGATAAAAATGGTAAGGAAGATTTATTGAAAGCAATACATTTTATAGAGATGATAATCGAAAGGGATTATAATGTGTAATACACCAGAAGATTTAAATCTAAAAGGTATAGACACTGTAGCAGTTGATATTGAAACATATGATCCAAATTTAAAATCAAAAGGATTGGGTGCTATCAGAGGTGATGGTTTTATTTGTGGTATTGCTGTTGCAACTGACAATGAAACTGTTTACTTTCCTTTAAGTCATGCTGATACAGATTTATCTTTAGATAAAAAATTAAAACTCTGGGAGTCTTTAGATGAAAAGATTTTTCAAAACGAAAAGATTACCAAAGTATTTCACAATGCTATGTATGATGTCTGTTGGATAAGAGCTGTGACTGGTAAAAAGATGAGAGGTAGAATTGTTGATACAATGATTGCAGCTTCTGTAATTGATGAAAATAGATTTAAATATTCGTTAGACTCATTATCAAAAGATTATTTAAAAGATGAAAAATACAAATACGACTTACAAGAAAAAACATTAGAGTGGTCTGGTGGAACTGTAAAAGATCCTATGACTAACATGCACAAACTACCTGCGTCTGTTGTAAAAGAATATGCAAAACAAGATGTAAATTTAACGTTACGTCTATGGAAGTTATTTAATATTAAATTAGACGAGGTATTATATACTAAACCAGAAAATAATGAAAAGAAAACTTGTAGAAATATATTTGAATTAGAAACAAAATTATTCCCTTGTCTAGTTGACATGAAATTTAAGGGCGTTAAAATAGATACCCAAAAAGCTGAACAGTTTGGTAAAAGATTAGAAAGATGTAGAGATAAGATAGTTAAGTTTATTAAGTTAAAAACAAACGTAGATGTACAAATATGGGCAGCTTCATCGTTAAAAAATTTATTAGATCAACAGAAAATTACAAACTATAAAACAACACCAAAGTCTAAACTACCACAGTTACCAAAAGATTATTTACGTAAACATGAAAATAGATTTTTAAGATTAGTGGCTAAGGCCAGAGAGTTTGATAAAGCTAAAAGCACGTTTGTAGATGGTCTATTAAGTTTTGTACACAATGGTAGAATACATGCTGACATCAATCAGATAAGAGGTGATGGTGGTGGAACTGTAACTGGTAGATTTTCTATGAGTAACCCAAACCTTCAACAGATTCCATCAAAAGGATTTATTGGTAAAAAGATGAGAGAACTATTTATACCTGATAATGGTTATAAATGGGGGTCATTTGATTACTCACAACAAGAACCTCGTATTGTTGTGCACTATGCGATCAAATTGGGTCTTCCTGGAACTGATGGTTTACAAGAAGAATTTGATAAAGAAGACGCTGACTTTCATCAGATCGTTGCAGATATGGCAAACATACCAAGAGCACAAGCTAAAGTGATCAATTTGGGTTTGTTCTATGGTATGGGAAAAATAAAATTACAAAAAGAATTAAGTTTAGATTCTGTAAATGCTAGAAAATTATTTCAAACTTATCATGGTAAAGTACCTTTCGTTAAGCAATTATCTTATGCTTTGTCAGACTTTGCAACAGAGGAGGGCTTATTGTTTACTCTAGGAGATAGGTTTTGTAGATTTAATAAATGGGAAACTAATGATAAAAAATGGAATAATGACAAACAAAGATTTGACGAAGTGCCTTTGTATAATAATAAAGAACAAGCTATGGACGCCTATAAGTTAGAACAAATGAAAAAGTATAAAGAACTAACAGATCCTGAGTGTGAGTTCTTTGATAAACATTACACACGAGCATTTACTTACAAAGCTTTGAATAGATTGATACAAGGGTCCGCTGCAGATATGACAAAGAAGGCCATGGTAGATCTCTATGAAAAAGGTATAGTGCCTCATATACAAATACACGATGAACTTTGTTTTTCGACCACGGACCACGAATCAAAATTAATCAAAGAAACAATGGAACAGACGATGCCTCTTGAAGTTAAGAACAAAGTTGATTACGAGTCGGGTGAAAACTGGGGAAGTATTAAATAATGTTTCTCATAGATACTTATTTAGATAAAAGTAAAATACATGGTATTGGTGTCTTTTCTAAAGAAAATGTAAAAAAAGGAGAACAAATAAAAGAAGAAAGACCTGAATTTGAAATGGAATTTAACAAAAATAAATTACCATCAATGCCTTTAGCTTTAGCTAAACTCATAGATACACATGCCTACGAAAGAAAGATTGGATCTGGTATTTTAGTTTTAGGTATTGACAATGAAAAATATTTAAATCATAGTGATAATCCTTCAGTTGATGATGAGGGTTTTGCTTTAACAGATATAAAAATAGGTGACGAAATAACCATAGACTACAAGGACTTTGATGATAATATTAAAATATGGCTTACTTAAATGCAAACATACCTGTAACGTACGCACAAATAAGAAGAGAATATTTATATGATCTTAAAAAACATCATGGAGAAGTTGAAGATTGTATTATCTTTGGTCTTAGCGCTATTACAGGTAAGTCAATTCTATTTCATGCTATTATGGAAAACGGTGCAATCTTTTATCGTCTCCCAATTACGGCTTTTATTCAACGTGGTTTTCAACCGGAGTCTGTTCCCACTAGGAGACTTGATGAACTTCAACTCTGGAATTGTTTTTCTTATTATCCTTCTGTGCATTCTTGGGATATTCTAGACGGTCAAGCTGGCAAATACATTGGTAAAGATAAAAAATGGCACCCTGGTCAATATTTATTTACTGTTGACTTTGCTCACCCAGAGTCTAATATCTTAGACACGGATCATTCAGAGATACCGCACGAGCACAAATGCGCTCATATCATAGCCCTAGACGATGGGAACTATGCAGCACAGCCAAACAATCGATGTATATGGGACATACCTTCTTTTACAGTGAAGGATAATATCCCGGATTGGAAAGTGCAAACATCTGAATGGAACGTAGAAAACACAAGTAAATGGAAGACCGAGGATACGGATAACTTCTTTTACGAAATAGAGGAGAAAAAACATGATTAAAAAAATTAAACAAAAGTTAAAAGCTATTTGGAATAGTATCGTGTCAAAATTCTGGCAAGATTAGTATGATTGGAGGTTGTTATGAATTACAGATTCACAGCAATACTGATAATTTTATTGTGTTTACTGGCAGTTTTTGTAAGGCCATCACAGCCATTGAAAACAGATGACAAAGAATATATACTACCAAAGCCAAAACCAAAAATAAATGAGTAAAAAACCTTTAAACATATCAGAATCCGCTGCCGTGCAGATGCCTATGAAAACGGTTGCTAGCTTAATTTTGCTCGTCGCAGCCGGCACATTCGCTTACACCGAGCTTACGGCAAGGTTGGTATCGCTGGAGACATCACGTGAGCTGTTTCAAAATGATTTGCTTAAAAAAAGTGAACAAGTGCCTGTCGATCAGGAGCAGATATTTTTAATCGAGGATCTTTATAAAACCGTAGAAAAAATGGAAAAGACTCAAGAGTTGAATATGACAAACAAAGTTAACATAGAATTTTTAAGTGAACAATTAGATAAGGCATTAAAAGATATTGAGAATTTAAAAGATAAGGTTAGAGAAAATGGAAAGAATTACTAGAAAATTATTTGAATACATTGCTGAAATGAAAAGAACTAATGTAAATAAACGTTTGCAAAAAGACTTAAAGCAAGAAGTAGAAATTAATGGTACAGGCACACATAAGTACAGAATAAAAGAAGGACCAAACAAAGGTAAAGTATTATGACCGAGATGATAGTAGCTCTTCTTATGATAATTAACGGAGAGATTAAGGAACACAGAATTCAAGAATCTATGTCTGAATGTTTGAAAGGCAAGCGAGTTGCAATGCGTGATACGAAAAAGCAGGTGCAGTACCAGTGCATAAAATCTATGGCAGAATTAGAGAAAAATATTGATGGATCTTTGTCTATAAAAAAGCTAATATTAGATTAATGAAAATACAGGCAGAAATTGTTAACGGGCAGTGTCCTACCTGCGAAGAGCATACTATGTTAGTTGGTCTAACTCCTGAAATGTTTAGATGTATGAGTTGTGGTGCAGATTTAAGACAACACATTAATGGTAAAATAAGTTACATTCCTAATAATATAGATCCTAAAAATACATTTTTAAAATTAACAGAGGTTTTTGATGGCCAAGAAAGCTAAAGGTTTATACGCAAAAGTAGCTCACGTGCCTATATTTCATACTACTTCGATTGGACGCAACCCTAGCTTGTGCAAAATGAACAAACATAAGCGTAGAGGATTTAAAAAATATCGTGGCCAAGGGCGTTGACAAACATCCCAAAATATCCTAGTCTTACAATATGAAAGAAAAAACTATAACGATAAAAACAAACGAAATATCTCAAAGACAATACTCAACATTGTTATTAGAGTTAAATATAATGAAACGACAGTGGAGATCTTATGGAGTTGATCTACAAATATCTGCTCCTAGTTTTAAAAAAATAATAACGTTAGGTACATCTAATGGATCTGATACTACTAAACGACGGATTATATAGTCTGGTATCTGTCACGAAAGAGATGATGGAAGGTGTCGAGCTTCTTGCCGATGTTGACTGTTTTGATCTCTGTGAGATACTACGAGTATATCTAACTACGTATCACGATGCACCATTCAATGTGCATGTAATGAAGGATGGTAGTGGCGATTTTATTGGCTGTATTTGTAACTAGTCTTTTGATTTCACCTGCAGTTATCTTATTGTGGATGTGGAATCAAGAAACACCTATCCTAAAGAGGGAAAAATAAGGATAGGTAATGGTGAGAAGAACCCTGCCTTACCATTATTTTGCCACAATGTCAAATGCTAGGGTCAGGTAAACAAGTAAACTTAATATACATGCCATATTGATTGATGTCAGTTCTACCAATCTCTTTTAATTTTTTAAGTGATTCTTCATAACCAAATTCTAAACAGTCATAATGGGTCCTAAAATTTTCATGCCATATGTGAGGCTCTAAACATTCACCAGCTAGTGTAGAACAAATTATTAAACTTAACATTATTTTCATTGACAATCCTATAAAATCACCTATATTACTAATCTAAAAATGAAAGGAAACAAGCATGACCGACATGAGTAAATATAAAAATGTTTCTCTGACAAAAGAAACATACAAGATCTTAGAGTCTTTGTCGAAAGTATTATTGCCCGATGCTAAATTGTCTGTGGCAAAAACTATTGAATCTTTAGCAAATGAGAAAGCGAGAAGACTAAATGGCAAAATTAAAAAAAGCTAGTATAGAATTAATGATTTGCCCTACGTGTAAGGGTAATGGATATTTAAAAGTTGCAACCGAGATGGGTGAAACAGTTCATCAATGTTGGGATTGTGACTCGGAAGGAGAATTTTATGAAGAAACTGATGTTAATTATATTGATGACGGTGCTTCTGACAAGCTGCATTAAAGATTTAAAGTTTGATGGGTTTGATCCAACAACATCAATGGTGAGATGGATTTTTACACATGATTCCTGATACAGACAAAGCATATATTGCAGGACTCTTTGATGGTGAGGGTAGTATATATTTTACCCGTAGACCTGAAAAGAAAAAGAAACACAATGGTAAAGGTTTTCGAGTATCTAATAGTTTAAGACTATCGATGGAGATAACAATGACAGATCAATCTGTGATTCGTTGGGTCCATGACATTCTAGGTTGTGGGACAGTTGTTAAGAAACCACGAAAAGGTTTACGTAAAGATGGTACTAAGTATCTGATGCAGTACAAGTGGCGATGTACTTTTAGAGATGCTTATTATGTCTGTTGTATGATCTGGCCCTGGTCGCATACCAAGCTACCAAAGGTTAGACAAATCATTGACCACTATGCTAAACAGAGTTTAGATAATAAAATAATAAATTTAAGGGAGTATAAATACTTAAAAGATCATGTTCGATAAATATGTTTATATCTTTCTACACTGGGTCATGGGTTGGTCAGGTCAACTTAGTTCTTGGGCCTGGAGAGGTCACGTAAAAATTTTAAAAAAGAAACAACAGCAGCAACATGATGAGTTGATAAGAAAAAAAGAAAACGATAATTATTTAAAAATGTTAGTAAGGAGCACTTATGGAAAAAGAAGATAAAGTAAAGATAGAAGTTAATACGATGAATTGGGGACCGTGTGTAGTGAGGATGAAGATCTTGGATGATTTCAGACAGATCTTGCTAGATGAAGCACGGAACACGGAAATAGATTTTAGAGATAGACTAGCCGGACAGATAGCCAAAGAACGTGGTTATAATGAAAAGCAACGTGAGAAGATTATACCTTATCTATCACCTTATCTGGGTGTGTATGATGAATGCTTTCAACGATATAAGAATGAACGTCACCAGGTTAAACCTGAGTATGCGTTAACAGCTCTGTGGTGTAACTTCCAACGTCAATATGAATTTAATCCACCACACGATCACGATGGTAAACTATCGTTTGTAATATATTTATCTATTCCTGAACCACTTAAAAAAGAGAATGAAGAATATACAGGCAAGAGCTGTGGACCTGGAGGTATACAGTTCATGTACGGCGATGGACCTAGAGATTGTGTAAGTTATATGTCTTACTTTCCTAAAGAAGGAGATATGTTTATTTTTCCTGCTTGGTTAAAACACTGGGTTAGTCCTTATAACTCTGATTGTGTAAGAGTGAGTGTATCAGGCAATGTTCATGACTCTGCACCCTTGAACCAAGTTAAAAAAGGTTCTTTGGTAAAAGAGGTAGATCCTAAAGAGCATGAAGAATATATAAAAGAACTTAAAAAGAAATTATGATGAGTGATGAAGATATAAAAGAGTATCATAATATCGGTAAAGCTATCAAACATAACGACAAGTACACCTATGTGGATGCAACACGAACCGAGGACCACGGAACACGGCTCTATGATGTAAATGGTTCTAGACTTCCAAGCGTAACTACGATATTAGGCGCTACCAAAGATCAACAATTTTTAAAAGACTGGACGGCTAAAGTTGGAGAAAAAGAAGCAGATAGAATCAAAAATCTTAGTAGTAGGAGGGGGACTGCCATGCACAAATTCCTCGAGCATTATATTCTCGGCACTGGCTACGATGATCTTACAGAACTCGGACAGAAGGCGAAAGCCATGGCCCAAAAAGTTATTGAAGTGGGTCTTACACCTGTGGAAGAATACTACGGATCGGAAGTTACATTATATTATCCTGGCCTTTACGCTGGGTCTACTGATCTAATCTGTTTACATAACGGAAAAGAAACCGTTGTTGATTTCAAACAAAGCAATAGACCAAAGAGAGAAGAGTGGATCGACGATTACAAAATGCAGATAGCAGCGTATGCTATGGCACATGATTATGTACATCAATCTAACATTGAACAAGGTGTAATAATGGTATGTACTCCTGACCTATATTACCAAGAATTCAATGTTTCTGGGGCTGATTTAAAACAATGGAAATACAAATTTTTAAAAAGATTAGACATGTATTATGACTTAAAACATGATGAAAAAGAACAAGCTAACGTCAATATAACAAAGGAGGACTTCAAATGACAATTGATGGATACTATTATGACGGAAAAAAGGCATGGATATTTTACAAAAAGAAATGTGGTAAAATTATTATGAGGAGGTGGAAATGAACGATAGGTTGTTTAGAACGATTCTAAAGAAGTATGAAGCAGAAATTGAAGATGCAAATTATAAAATCGATGCTATCTGTGAACACAATCTAGTTATACCTGAACACGTAGATATCACCGGAGAAGTAGATAAGCAGTTAGAAAGAATCGCTGCAGCAGAAGATAAGTTGGCAGCAATGAGAAAATATTATGGCGAAAGTAAGACAAAAACACTCTTGTAAAGTGCGAACCCACAGGGTTCGCAAGGGTTCGCAAGGGTTCGCAAAATGAGGTTTGGGGTCGCAAAATTATGGTCAATTATGGCAGAAATGTGGTTTTTTGACTGTTTTGCCACAATTTGGCCACAAAAGTGCGAAGGCAAAAGGCGTTTTCCGAACCCTGCCGAACCCTCCCGACACCCCAGGGGTCGCTACTTTTTGCCAATAAAATCAACACTTATAGGTCAATTTCACTGTTTTGCGACACTTTCAAAATAATTTTTTGCAAGCGCGTGTTAAAATATATTATTGTCATATAGGGTTCGCAGATGTAGAAAGAGACTATGCCTAGGAAAAGACGAAAAAGAATTGCAGCTGAAAGTGCTCCCGATATACCTTATCCGAGAGTTCGAGTGGAGTGGATTGATTGCGTAAGCGACTCGGGCTGGGCTACCGATAAAGAGTTTGATAAAATGAAATTAGCAAAACCTGTTAATGAAGGTTGGTTGTATTCTAAAGATAAAATATCTATAAAACTATTTGCCTCTTACGATCAAGATGAAGATGGTATTACGTTTGGGGATCGGACGATGATTCCTCGTCAGTGGGTAAAGAAGATTCAGAAGATTTAGATGGAGTCACATCAATTATCTGTCCGTAGTCGTTTAAAAGCTGTTTCATTTTTGCTTCTAGCTCTTGTTCTGACATGTCCTCTAGCTTTCCTGTTTTTATTATTTTCCTATCTATGTATAATCCTGCTGCTTTTCCTCTGTTTGCTTCCGCATTCACTGCTGAAGAGAATGATCCTTTCTTTAAAGCGGCTTCACGAAGTCTAGCAAGTTCTGCAACGTGACCTTCATAAGTCACTTCATGTTTTTTTAATCTTTCTTCTTTCAGTTCACCAATATACTTGACTACAAGCGGTGAGAGTCTTGGGTTGCACAATTCTGATCCTTCCTGTCTGGCACGCTTTGGACTATACCCAGCAGCGAGTGCTGCTTCTGTTTGAGTCATAGGTCCAAGTTCATTACCGAATACTAAAAACTCGGCAAATCTTTGTTGCATTTCTGTTAATCTTTTTGGTACACCCATGGTTGACAATTTAAGGTAACATTGTTATAAAGTCAAGATATGAAAGATGACAGAGGAGAACTTGATCTAACCCGAAGACTTGATGATATGCAAGATGCATTGAATGGTTGGGAGTTGTTAGCAGAGATGCAAAAGAAAGAAATACATGAATTAAAAAAATCTCAATCTGAAGTATTAAGATTACAAAATCTCTTGCAAGGTTATAAAAAAGTGATAGAGGAATTGACTGCTAAGTTAATACGAAAAGATTCATGAGAGTGCAAGACTTACAAACTTTCTTGGGAAGTTTTACAAAAGGTTCCGACGCAGTAAAAAATGCAGTTATCTATGTAGAGGTCAAAGGAAAGTTACATGCTATTAGACGAATGGAAGTACATGAAAATGCTGTTCCGATAATAGGTCAACCAGGTCATAGTGCACACAGATTAGTTTTAAAAACTGAGAAACCTTCTAGTCTTATCTTACCAGAAAAGCTTCAGAAGGACTATTAATGAATGACGATGTTACCCCTAAAAACACATGGGACCAGAACGAAAATTATACCAAAAAGTTAAAAAGAATATTCCATCTATTTCTTGGATTAGGCTTGAAAATCTTAGCTCTTCCGGTACTCCTGATCTGTTGGGGTATAATACTTTGGGGAACTTTTTTACAGTAGAGTTAAAAGTTACGAAGAGTAACAAGGTACGCTTCAGTCCACATCAAATTGCCTTCCATTCACGACATCCTAACAATTCATTTATTATGGTAGAGGCCCTTGATCCAAGCACCGTGAAACTTTTTCCAGGGTCCATGATCCATGAGCTTGTGACCGAAGGCTTTCGGCTTGAGGCTTGTTGCTTGGGGCTTGAGGCTTGTGGCCTATTCTTCAATAAGCTTGGCGCTTGAAGCTTGGGGCTTGTCGCTTGAAGCTTGTGGCTTGTGGCCCGGACCAGGACGAACGCTAGTGTGAACCCCGTCGGGTTGCTCTTCGCTAATTGCCTGATCCGATTTATTACGTAGCTTTCGTAATTCTTTATAATATTTTGGATGTCTAAACATTTTAGTGTTTACCGTATTTAATAGTTTTTACTTCAGGATCCCAACATTGTCTACAATCTCTGCATTCATTGTCTTGTTGTGCTGCTGGGCAGGTTGCGCCGGCATCAACAACCTCTGAGCTGTGAGGCCACGAAGCAGGCGCCGCCTGGTTTACCATCGGCGCACTAAATCGTATGACTAAATTGTCTGGTTTGCTGTTCAGGTGATCTTTGATCCATGCTTCACGGGTTGGGAGCCAGTGACGCTTTGAAGGTGTTAACCTGCAGACCCTGTAAATTTTGTTTAAGTGTTCTAGATCCTGAACGTCTCCGCTATCGTGCCATCTAAACACATTAGGTTTTTTGCTGTTGATCAAATGCGCCATGGCTTCAACCCATTGCGGTGATTTGATTGCGGCCAGCCTCCTGTATTGTGCATCCTGAACCACCTTAAAAACATAACAGCCCTTGAGCGCGTAACAATCAAAGCAGACGCTGCCTGGGACCTTCTGAAGCTTGCCGCCAGTCTTGCATTCTTTGGCAGGAAGACCTATCGACCAGCCAGGCATCTTTGAAGGCTTGCTCAGGCTGCCACCTATAATTTTTAATGCTTCATCTGTTTTCATATATCCTTTATAATCCTATAATCTTTATTTGTCAAGCTTGCGGCTTGCTGCTTGAAGCTTGCGGCCTGAAGCGACCAGTGTAGAGCGCTCGCCTCGAGCCTTCATAAGTTGATCAAACTCTTCTCACACTGATCCCAGGTCCAATAGGGGAATTCGATTTCGGGTAATTCCAACCCAACCTATTAGACCAGGGATCAGTACAGGTTGCATAGCTTTAATTCTAAGTTCAACCTGTAGTTGTCCCACCGGAAACCAGAAACGAGGTCTTACAATTACCAGAGGTGGTTTAACTTAACTTGATAAATAGTAAATCCAATATAATCCTTGACAATCCTTTTGTCAAGTGTTAATTTCAAATCATGCAAATAAATAATAACCAAAAGAAAGGAAACATGACTAAAGAAAAAAGAATGACACTTAACGCAGAAAAGCGAAAAGTGATTGCAGATCAATTTCAGTCTTTTTATGAAGATAAAGTAAAAGACAAATTGATACAAGCAAAAGAACACTATAACTTGTTAAGAGAGAAAGCAAAAGAAACAATAGAACAAGTTGTAAGGTTTCATCAACCCCAAGAGGACGTTGATACAATTAGAAGAATG